ACATTAACGTTTGATAAAATTCACTGCTATTGTGTCTTGCTCTTGTACAGGAGACCCTAGACTCCGATTATATCCAATAAGTCCAACATCTAAGAATTCCCCATCCGTTAATGTAGTTGGATATGGATTAGAACTTGCTTCTCGGAATGCTAATAAACTCTTCTCACTCGAATCAACCACAGTAGAACCAACTGGGTGTGCAATAACTGCTGTACCTGCTGTTCCTCTCCGCAATCCTGTTATAGAATCAGTAGAATCAATAGTAATATCACTATCACCTGTAATTGTAATTGTATCGGCTGTAGTTAATGTCCTATCTCTAAACGTAATCCTCTCGCCATTTACGTTTAAAATACCAAACTTACCTGCTGGTAGATTAGGATCTTCTAATACACTAGCAGTCTCTACATAAATTGTGTTGTCTGTTGGTAATATTGCGGTGGTTATGTATGTTGTATTTGTATCCGATACTTTATACATTGCTTTATTACCACGCATATCATCAAATACTCTGTATGATAAGCTACTAGGTACAACATTAGGTGTAAAACTAGTAATAACAACATCAAAATCGTCCACATCATCTGCTATTAACGTTTCTACTACAATATCAGGTATCACAACTACGGTTCCACTTAGTGTATAATCTATATCTGATGTTAGAACTCTTCCATTAAATGTAACCCACAACCTATCATCTGTGGTCGTTCTTCCAATGTTAAAAACATTTGCGGTGCCAAACAAAGCAACAATTTCGTCGCTATTATCAAAGCCAATAGTGTCGAAAGGTGTACTATCAAATAATTCTGAATCTAACGGTCCCTTAAACACATTCGTTAATACCCTTGATGCACTAACTTCGCGCCATGCTGTAATTGCAATAGTATCCAATGCATCAAGCGTAACAGTACTGCTGATTATTAAATCAGGTGTCGCTGGTGTTGTGCCAGTCCATCCATTACTAAACGAATATCGTGCTTTGGTTGTGATATATATTTCAATCTCGTTATCTAGTGCTAGCGGTGTTGTAAATGTTATAAACCTAGCATCTCCAGTAATAGGACTTATAGTATAATCTGTTGTTAATATTTTTAACTCTTCGTATGTCCATGGAGCATTCTGTATTCCTGTTTCTCTAGTAAACACAAATACGTCAGCATCTACAATTAAATCATGATTTATTCCACCACTTGTTGGTAATCGATACACTGTTGTTGTGCCATTGCCTATGTATTGAATCCCTTCGGGTGGACGCAACCTTAGGCCATTGTGTTCAACAATAGCATTTAATTTATTCTTGCCTGGCGTTAAATCACTAGCGTTTATATCAATACCTAAAGTAAAGCTAGTTGTGCTACCATCAGATATAAACACTTCAGATTCTGGGTGACTATTTAACTCTACTTCAACACCAGCAGATGTCACAAGATCATGTTCCAATGATTGACCACCGAATACTGTTACCGAAATAAAGTCGTTCGATGTATACACCGCTGTAAAGTCAATTACTGTTAAATCTAATGTATCTGGAACACTAGCATCTGCTGTTACTGTATCTACGTCTGTTGTAACTAATGTTGTGTCGACAGTTGGAGCATTGATAGCCGCAGATGTAAATGCTGTAACCTCAACTCCATTAACTAATATGTAAATGTCAGTAATATCATTTAACTCAACTGGAATAGTTAATTGATTGCCATCTGTAAATTCATTACCTGTGTATGTATTACGATATAATTGATTACCGCCGCCAATCTCATACGCGATGATTTTAACAAAATCATCTTCTGATACTCCTGTTGTTACTGTTACTAATTGTTTTGCCCAATCTAGTGTATAATTAACACCTTCGTACAGTGTTTTACCTGTTGTTATGTTAACTACCGTAACTGTAATTAAATGTTTTACTAGTCCAGTAAAATCAATTGTAGAAGGAATAACAGCACACTCATGTATCATTTCAGCTAATACAAACCCATGTCCATTGTTCGTATAATCAAATCCAGGTCTTGTATGTACTGTTAAATTTAATGTATCGAATGTACTACCTGGGACTAATTCTTCAGGAGCATGACTGTTATATGTCTCTTGCGATGCTGTAATAAATCCATGCCCATCCACAGTAGCATCAATTGTGCTAACATCTACACCCGAGTATGTGCTTGTGAATGACACACCTTTAACTTTTACACCAGGATAATCAATGCCATCAATTAATAACGCAAGATTAAGCCCAGGATCATTAACATCCGGGTCATAGTAACCCATAGTTCTATCAATGCCGCTTAATGTAGCTGAATCTACAACATCAAAATTATCAGGGTTAAAAACACCATCACTGTAAGCAAATGTATTTGCATCTGCTTTTAAGCTGAGTATATCTTTTGTTAATATCTTAAATAAATCTTCGGAAATTGGTTTAACTGTGGTACCAACTAGCCTTTCGTATTGGTTCAATACAGTATCGTATGTAAACTCAGCAACGTCTGCATTTAAAAACATGTCCGCGGTAACAGTCAAGGACACATCAGCAGTATGATCTACTGCGTGAGTATGAGTTGAGTTTGCTTTATATACTACATTATTTTGTCTGAATAACTGTTCACCATCGTGCCATATATTAGGTTCCCACTCAACAATAGTTGTATCGTATTGATATCTATCGTACTTAATTATTGTAGTTAATGATCTAACTTTATTGTTATCCATCATCGGCACTGCTAATGCATCTGTGCCATTGCCACCTGTAATTGTTACAACTGGTGTTGTTAAATATCCAGATCCTGCTGTATCTAATGTTATTTCAATAACTTGCCCAGCACTATCTATTCTAGCGGTTGCAGTTGCTGGCGTCGTAGCATCACCTGTAATTGTTACAATTGGTACTACGCTATAACCAGTGCCACCATTAGATACAATAATACTATCTATACTTAACAGATGATTAGTAAACCAACTATCCAATGGATTTGTAGTCCAGATATTAGGGTTGGATACTCTTAACCCAATGCCATCTTCGTCAAAATTACTTTGATCCGATGTTAGTATAACCCCATCATAGTCTAGCACTGGGCTAATAAATTTACCAAATGTTGTGTCAAAATACACAGGAACATCAAAATCAGTAACATTACCGTTTACTTCATCTAATTTATTATATATAAACAGGAATTCTTTAAGAAGAACATGATACGGTTTAGCTTCTGTAATATAATCGATAATTATGTCATGGTTGTCTTGTTGGAATACAGGGAATCGTGCTAATTCACGGACATTGTTTTCAACATCAACAAAGCTTGTCTTGTATAACCAATTAACATTACCTTGTTCGGATAGAATGTAGTTAAACATCAGCACCATCAACACATTACGTTGTATCTTCATGTCACCAATTAGAACTTCTTCATTGATTGCTTTTAAGATTTGGCGTAATTCTGTTGGTGCGTCTTTTGCTGTTGTAATGTTAATTGCAATTGTGCCATCTTCCAATGCTACTCTAACCCAGCTTCCTTCATCGAATCTATAAAATTCAAATTTATTAGAAGGGTTGGTCGTTACTTTTGCAATAGTTCCCTCTACTACATCTAATGTTAATAAATCTGAGAATTGTGTAACTGTCTCTTCTGGAATAACACTAGAATTAATGCTCGAGTCGTGCCAATCAATAAAATCCCAGTACCGATTAGTTCTAAATGATTGTGTAGAAACTAAAAATGTCGACGGTCTTGTATCTACTTCATATATTGACCAGCCATTATTGTTATTAGAATCTGTTAACACAAGATATTTGAATCCTGCTGGCACTAATAGTAAATTTTGGAATGCCAATTCGTCTAAGTTTAAGACTTGGAAATCAAAACTACCTACACTCGGCACAGGATCTTTGCTGTCCAATAAATTAAACACATTTTGTTCGCTTATTGCGAATTGTTTAATATAAGTGTTAAAATTTGTTAGATAATTCGTTAATGCTTTCTCTTTATCAATAAACATTGATTGTCTAGGACGGAAACTAACACCGTACTTCTCAGCATCGTTTAATAACGGATCCGGGACTATACTTCCTAACGTATTAACTCCAATTAAGCTATCTAACAGTTTAAGATATAAATTATCTGTTAAGAAGTCAGTGTTTTTATCTTCTTTAATTAACGAATATTCGCTGAATATGTTATCATTATTAAATGTCTTGTCGTAATTAATGTGTAAAACAGATTCGCTAGTTAATAGATTCTGTACATTGTGCAATCCTATTACATTCTCTTTAATTAAAGAAGCATAAGAAACACCAGAACCAGCAGGAGACGAGATATAAGAACTTATTAACATAGTACTTAATGTCTTGCCTGCTTTAGTATTAATATCAGGTAAATTAGTTACCCAGAAATAATATTTGGTTGTAATAATTCTACTACTGTTAATACTAGCCATTGATGTAAAGTCTGTTGTATTCCTAACAGTTCCTTTACCTTGATATCGATCAGGTGGAAAATCACTCTCTATCCACTCATAAACACTAACTGTACTTCCTGGGAATAGAGTCCCCCATTTTTTACTTGCATAATCTATATCATTTTGGTTATAATCTACGAATCTAACATCGATTGTATCCCACCATATTTCTCCAATATGTTCTGCGCCCCACAGTGTATCAGAACTATTATCTGAATTATACAATGCTAAATCAACAGCACCTGTATAATCTATATTTTGATCAACTACGCCTAGCATTTTACCGTTTATTGGATCAATAAAATCTATAGGCAAAATTGCCGACGTGTCTTTATAGTAAAGTTTAATAACATTGATTAAACTAGTATCTACAATAGAAGTTGGCTGTGATCTTACAACATCAAATACTGAAGAAGACGAATTAAACTCGTATGTTGTATAGTTGTCATCTGCCCATACTTTTCCAGAAGTATATGGATTGCTACTAATACTTGGTATTCTTGCTGATAGTAACTTAAATACTTTTACTTCGCTATCTGCTGTGAATAGTATTGTATCTGCTGTATTGTCTATATCATCGCCGCTTGGTACGAATATCTCGTCTTCTATACTACCCTCAACAATTACTTGCCCAAACTGATCTGCTGTTAAGACAATGTTGTCCACAGTTACCTCTATGCTATCCGCCGACGTTGGTTCTACTGCTGTTACTATATGTACGCTACTGATTGTTGTATTATTATGTTGTATTGCAATCTTATCGTTAATAGCTAACCCAGAAGAAGTGTTAAAGGTAAGGGTAATACTCCCACTGCCTATTGTTATCAATGTAGCACTAATCTCTTCTGCTCTATAAACATTCCAGTCGAATGCGTTATCTTTGGCAACCCAGATAGTCGAGTCTTCTACTAAACTACTAACTTGTGTATTAGTAATATTGCTCAACTCAAATAACGCAATATCAACATCATCTTCGTGTACAAAACCTGCACTCGGTAAATTAATATCTGTTGTTAAATTAGGTTGAGTTATTGGTAAAATATTCTTAGTACTATGTACTTCACTTTGTCTGTAAACATCAGTTAAGTTTATAAACTGGTCAATGCCAACAAATTCGCTAGTTGTCCCAATCTCAATTACATGCGGATTGGATTGTAAGTTGGTCAAACTTAGAGATAGATCGATAAATGCGTTATTATCACTAGCTCCATAGATAGCCTCTCTAACAGCCCAATTTTCAAATGTATTATATTCGTATTCTTGTTTATCTAACTTAATACTTCTAAATAAATCAACATTGCCTTTTGTACCTTTTTCACGGATTAACTTACTGTATACATTATATTGACTAGTATCGTCTAAGTTTAATGCGTCGAGATAAGATCTCTGTCTAAACCCTGTTAGCCCAAACCCTAACAGATCACCATCAGTCTCTAAGTTAGCAACTTTTTTGTCGTAATAATTAGTAAACTGTTGTGCTTTATTAGCTATATTAGGTAATAAACCGTCAGATATACTATTAGAATCTAGCAGTTGCCACGTACTAATATTGAACTCTTCTGCTGGTTCGATCTTAACTAATGCGCTCCATAGTTGATTTTTATATTCAACAACATTGCCTTTCTTATATTCTCGATTGCTTTTCCACTCTTCTGTATCTGTTTGACTTAATATAAACCCTTGTGCATCTACTTGACCATTCCATTCAAATGTAGTTAATCCATTAATTCTAACTCTGTTCTGTCTTAACCCTAATGTAGGATTGTAGATTAAGTCGTTAAATATACTCGTGTTATCTAACATTAACAAGTGCTCGAAGCTAGTTAATTTAACTTTTAGGTAGCTAACTGTTTTATCATTCAACATTGTGATTTTAAAACTGTTATCTAGCCTATCAATAACATAATCGTCGCTTGTTAGTGGGTGCATATTTTGATCCAACGGCAATGATGCTTGGTCTTGTGTAATGCTGTCAACGATCGATAATTCTTTATCAAACTCTAATGTTGTTGCAGATGGGTTCAAATTAATTAGACTACCTGTAATCCAATTTTGATTAGCCCACGCTATAAACTCTTGTGCCATCTGCACCCAATTAACAATACCGTTTTCGCGGTCAAATATAAACCCTTGTACTTCTAAGAACCTACCGTAACTAACTAAGAAGTCGACAACACCATTAACTGATGTAAACACATACCCATATGGGACTACTGTTATTATATTAGTAAAATCTTTGGGGATTCTAAATGCATCAGTACCAACAGTCAAGGTATCAAAATTTTGATTTGGAATGCTATTTAATATATTGAATATTCTATCTGTGATACTATTGCCGTGTACAGCGTACCCATCACTTGTTCTTTGTACAATAACAGATGAATACTGTATTTCATTAAATATTTGATTCTTATACAATAATAACTGATAGCTTTCGTCTGGTATTATCAGCCCTGGCTTATCACTATCAGGGCTAATGTTATCAGAAAATACTTTTAAATATTTCTTATCAGTAAATGATGCCATCCTATAGCACAGTTTTACATTTAAGTTAGCTAACTCATCCACTAGAGTCGTGAGTTGATTAAACCCATGGTACTTGTTATAATTACGAATCCAAATTGTATAACTGTGTTTTGAGTCTGTATCGCTTATTTCTATTGTTCTTGTGTCTAACCTAGTACGCCCATCATATAAGAATTGCTGTAATGTTGTGTCAAATGCGTAACGATCTCTATCAACTGATAGTGCAAAGAACTGTGCTGGTTTGGTTAATGCGTATAACCGCTGTACAACAAACGGCCAATCACTGCTACGTCTCCAAGATGATTCCACTGGAGCAACGTCGCCTACTACCCAGCTCTTCATAAAGTCTACTGTATTGTAGTCCTTTACTACAGATTGGAATGGGCTTACTAATTCGCCTAAACTATTAACAGGTAAAATTGTTGTTAACCCAGGTCGAACATAACGAGTATCTGTGTGCTCATTCCCCGGTTCTTTGATTATTCCTGCTTCGAGATCATCCCACAAGACTAAATTACCACTAGTATAAGGGGCAGGTCCGTATTCATCTTCCCACCAAGTTGGCATAATTGTAAGACCGAGCATCTCCCACGGTGTAAGGTGTGGAGTATCTGTATCGAAGTAATGTTTATAAATCCCTCTCCAATGACCTTTTAAAACACTATTATCTATACTACTACCTGCTGTGCTATAGTTAAAAGTGAACTCGTTAGTAGAATCATAATCTTGTGTTCTGTAATCTAATCTATGCCATCCAACCCAACTTAGAAAACTAGTACTAAGTATGTTTGTGATATCAATATCAGAATATGATGTATTACGGAACTTGCCTGGGATTATATCCCCAGGTTCTATTGGCAACACTGAATTAACTTTGATGTTATTGTAAATTCTTGTTTCTAATTCTAACAACACATCATCTCTGATGTCGCCAAACCCTACTGTAATACTTCCATCGTGGCCTTGAATTACTTCGGTATTGTTGATGTATGAACTATCTACATATTTTTTGGGAAGGTATTTTGGATACAATCCTAACTTAGTGGGAGTACTCGGCATGTATGAACCAACCGTGCTAGTATATTCTCTAATTTCTACTGTATCATCTTCGTTTAATGTTACTAATACTTCTATTCTTGGTCCATCTGTTGCTACTGTATAATCCATACCAACAGTCAATAAATCACCATTTAAGTATACTAATAAACTCGCATGGTTAGCAGTCGTAAAATCATATACATTAGCTGTAGCAAATGAATTTATGCTTATTGCTGTAACTGTATATGTCATAGACGTAAAATCTGTGCCAGAAGGTACCATATCACTCAAGTAGAACGCACTAGTAGGCGATTTACTGTGGGTTATGGTTTTAATAGCATTATCTAATATTATATTAGCTGTTAATCCAAATACATCATTCCTAGCTACATAATCTAATACTTGATTTTTGTACTTCTCGTACTGCTCGGATACAAATTTAACCGACTTAAAGAAATCATATTCTTCGTTGCGTAAAAATGTAGCCATAGGAGCAACTGGAGCACTATGTTGTATAATTGCATTACCAAACGACGATAAGAACCCAATATCTCTTGTATTATTAGATCCGTTTATAACACCCTCTAAATTAGTTACATTCTGTGCAATACTAGTGTAATGGTTTCTAATTGATCCTAGTGTTAGTGTCTCTGAGTTCTCATTAAAAATGTTATTCTGTAAATTATATGGAATATCATAATAACCAACTTGGCTATTCTGTTCACTGATAATTTTAACTTCAATGTTACTGCCTATATCTACTGTGCTAGTAAAAGTAATTGTCGTCGAGGGATTGTCAGCAACTATAGTATATTCGGATGGAAGTATAAAAGTGTTCTCTATGAACACTTTTATTGCTGATATGTTGATATCTATCCTTGGCGCAACATCTAGTACTAGTGGATTAGCATCGTACACAAAAGTAAATATCTGATGAATTGCATCATCTTCTGCAAAGGTTGTCCAACCTAGCTTATCTGAAAAATCTGTTCTTGATGTATATACACGCGGGAACCCAGCCTCTATTTTTGCGGTTGTCTCTACCTCTAACCCTGACTCGTCATTAACCAGCGTAAATGTAAACGAGTCCTTGTACAAATTATTGTCGAATACAATATCACCTATGTTATTGATATTCTGGAATGTTAATGGAAAATCTAAAACTGTGTCATTTACGCCAGCACCTACTTGATAGCTAAACAACGGAGTTCCACTAAATGTAGAATTTGTGTAAGCTATACTAGCCAAACTATCACTGGATGTATCAAACACATCAAATAACGGAGCTTGGTTCACTGCTGTTTTTTGCTGTGCTTCATCCCATTCTGTTCCAGTGTATCTGAACATTTTGCCTTGTAATGTTGTGCCAAATAAAATAACAACAACATGATCTATTTCAACGTCGGCGTCGCTAGATGGGACTAAATGTATTTGATCTACACCTATGCCATCAAAATCCTCAAAACGAACTTCGTATATTTTATTTCTTACGTTATTGTCTGTATCAGCCGCGAAAATAATTCTTGCGCCTTCTTGTATTGTATAACCATCTATTAGCGGAACTGTACCAGGTAACATACCGTTGATATTGCTAAATGCATCTAATTCAGTAAAATCTATAATATCAACTGGGTCTTTACTTAGTGTTCCATGAGCAAATAACCTTAGTCCTTTCTTAAACTCAATAATAGGTCGTTTTGCTTTAACTTCGTTGTCAATTACAGCAGTAGTATTATTGTATTCGGCTGTTTGTTCAATAACATCAATATGTATCCATCTATTGCTTCTAGACCAAGCATTTAAGTCTAGACTTGCTCTACTAATTGTAAGATAATCTAAATCTAACGGTGCATTTAATGCACCTCCAAATAAATCGCTGTCCCATGGTAATCTGTCCCATGACTCTGATAGATTATTAACGTATGTCTCTGGAGTAACTAAACTAGTTACCGGGATTAACTGAATGCCTTCGCCTACGCATTCAACATAATATTCGTTGTTCTGAAATGATGCTGGGTTAACATTGCCTCTAAAGATTACTTTTAGACCATTGGTGAACTTTACATCATTAACACTAGTGTAGTTTATCTGACCGATAATATCACTTATGTTTAATACAGTTGCTTCAGCCTCATCTACTATGTTAATAACACCAACCATTAATGGATTAGTATCGTCCTGGTAATACAACGTATTCAGTACTGCGGTTAATAACGGAATTTGTTCAAAAAACCCAGTCGAGTTCTTATAAAACCCAATATTACCATACTGATCACCAAATCCAATTGTAAACTTTTCTAAATTATCGATAGATTGAATTTTATTTAATGTTATATAAGGATCACCTTCTGCATCCAACACATATATTATTCTGTAGATACTGTATCTATCTGCTTGCAGAGGAATAAAAACTGTGTTGTCGAAATTAACAGAATCGAATGGTATTGTCTCATTATCAAACAGATCAAGATATTGCCATCCTAAATCAGCCGAATCACCCGGAGTGTCATTCAAAAATACAATAGTTCTATTGTTTAAATCTGTAATACCGTCAATATCAACTAATTCACTAATATACTTACCGTGAATGCTATCAAATCGTGCAGTGGTAGCCAAATCTACAGATTCAATATCCGTTAAATCATAGTAAAATTGTTGAGCATCGACATCTGGTACATTAAAAGTAACTGTTCCGTTGTCTTCGCCGTTGTTAACAACACCAAGCACAGAACGAGTGTTTATGTTAGGAGAAGAATTTAGTAAACCATCTGTACCAGGCTCTATTTGAATATAAAAATTACTAGGTTGAATAACATTAAATGTATACGACCCCCCGCGAACTAAGGTAAGTGTTGGATTGACTCCATCTGACCCACTTAAATTATAAGCATTGACAGGGAAATCCTGTGTTACAGTAAAATTATCCGTTAACACAATATCAGATGAACTAACATCTACACTATCGGGACCATTTGGTAGCCAGTGGTATTGACTGTAGTTAATGAACTTATCGAAATCAATTAACGGGTCCCAACTATATATCTCACTATTGAACAATAAATCGTGACGTGCTGTATTTGCGCCATTAACGTTTACAGCATCAATTAGGCCAGGATATGTAATAACATCATTTGGATTATCACGCTCAAACACAACACTAGGTTCAAACTGATAATTTGAACGAATAGTAGTTGGTTCTAATACATAATCATCGCTAGGATCAACACCAGCACCGAACTTTCTGCCAACAAAGCCTTGTGTTTTTTTAACTTTTGGTTCTTGAACTAATTGATCAAGAGTAGCACTTAGGAATTTTTTATTAGTGCTAGTTTTAAAAATCTCAGGTAGCAGATCTACCGAACGAAATCGCGCCATCTTAACCTACTCCTAATGTTTCAGTAGTTAATGAATTAATAACTACAACATCATTAACAGTTGCTGAACTAACGAATATTTCGTTAGCTTGTGATCTAACTTCATATAACTCACCAAATGCTAGGCTTGGATCTTTAGGCACCAATACAACAGAACCAATTATGTCACCTAATTGATTGTGTAAAAATGCTGATAGCTCAGAGAAGAAAAATGTATCCCCAAAGTCCCAATTATCAATATCGAAGTATTCATTAATAGCGGCTATTACGCGACTCTTAATCTCATTGTCACTCACTAAAGTTTTACGATCTTTAACTATTTTAATAAATGCTCTTAGTTGATCTTCTGATTTATCTCCAAACAATGTTTTAAATACAGCACTGTTTAACACAATATTATCACTTAACATTTTAAAGTCGTCCAACGATTGGTACGCGATGGTAAGTTCATCTATTGTAGGTGCCTCAGGCTCGGTAATTGTATCAGTAGAATCCTCTAGGTACTGTTTATACTCATTGTGATATGATGAGGTTACCAAGAAGATATCAATGATATTTGTTATTCCTGGATTAATTCTATGAGTTTCACCACTATTATGGTTGTATCTAAACTGTAATCCATCTCTGCCCACTTTAAGTATGATATCAGTTCTTTCTGTTAAGATTTTATCACCGCCATTTAACGTAACCTCAAAGAATTTATCATCTGTTGTGGCATAAAATAGTTGTCCAACTTCAAATGTGGAAATATCATCTTCTATTGATATTTCCGTTGTGTAATCTTCATTAACAACATTCTCGCCCAATGGAATAAATTTTTCTAAATTATCAGCATCAACAGTTCTTTGCGAGAATACTCTATCTGTCGGCGATACTGTTGTATTAACTAAATCAGTAAAGCTGTCTGGATGACTATCACCATGAATAGATCTACTATGAGAATGTTCTAAATGGTCGGCGATACCCGCTAGACTAACTTCTACCAGATGGTTATTAATGTATCCATCTGCTTCAACTGGCTGTCCTATAATATCAAATGCTAATTCTGTTAATAACGGTTCAGACCCAGCCGATGTTTTTGTATTAGTTTTTAAAACATAGATAGTATCGCTTATTACATGGCCTGTGCTTGCATCGAATATTCTGTCGTGCGAATCAAAAAAGAACCTAGTCTCTAGTACACTAGCGAAGAAATATTTTAGCAACCTTGCTGAGACTGTATATATTGAATTAGTTGCTATGAACTTAGCTATCCAACTAGCATCTTTATTTGTGTTACTGGTATCTTTAGCAAACGCATCACTAAACTCTCCACTAGTATCTAAGTTGTCACTATTTATAATATACCATTCGCCTATAGTATTATCATATCCAATACCAAAGTTACGGAATAATTCTATTTGTTGTAGCATTTCCTGTTTAAAGTCAAAAGATAGATCAACATTGAACACAGATACAACCTCTGTTGGTATAGCATTAGTTGGAACAAAACTGTTGAGTGTTACTGGTCCTGTACCATCTGTGTTAACAGCGGCACCATTTCCATCTAAGTTTATTACACTAGCCCATATTACTGTTCTGTCGCCTGATTGCAAAGGAACTCCAGACTGTAACTTATTATTTTTATCGAAATACTGACCAACTGGTGGTTCGAACCTAATCAACGCACCTTCAACTATAAATTGTTTATTGTCTGCCTCCGAACTACCTACAGGCAATACTGTTGAACTTCCTGTCTCTGTGAAATACCCTGTAGTCTCATTAACCAAAGAAGAAATTTGATCCCACTGCATATCAATGGACGACCCTCCAGAATTCAATGCGGGTCTAGTAAATTTATCATAATAAAATTGCGTTGACCCAGATAGGCCTAAAATAGGTTCTAACTGGTTTACAATAGCTGTTTCGATGTCATTGTTGTCAACAAAAGTAAATGTGAATTCTTCTTCTGTGAATTCTTCGTATATTAGCCCATCATTGCCGAAAATGTTAATGCTAGAAAACTTCCCAGTAGGGTCAACTAAATCTAAATACCTACTCACTCCTACACTAGAACGGTTAATTGCTTTACTCTTGATAATACTACTAAACTGTGTATACGGAAAATTATTATAATCCTCTCCGTTTACCATTCTATTTTGTGTATAGAATCTAGCTGGAGCATTTAGTTTAATATCATCTAAATCCTCTCTACTCTCTGAATTACTAATGTTCTGTTGAAGACTAACATTAAATGTTACAGTCTCGATCTTGTTTGTCCTGCTAATATATGGTATAGTTAATGATACACTAGAAATATTCTCTGGGTTAATAACATAATCTAATCCATTGCCACTTCTTACATATACTCGAAATGATCCTGATGGTATTTCACCAAATACACCATCACCAAATACAAGCGATATCTGATCGTTAGATCTACTAGTAATACTATATACTTGTCTCTCTGTAATACCTGACTGCTCATTTATAGCAAAAACACTCTCTACTTGTTCCCATAATGTTAAATCACCAGTCGTTTGATTCACTTGGTATAACCACACATCTGAATTGTTAATACCTTCGATATCAACATTTATTGTTCTGTTAGCTATTCTCTCTGATACTGTAAAGTCTCTACTATCTAGGACACCCTGTTTAAAATAGAAAAAATATCCAGTATTAGTGCTACCAAATCCATTATGATCATCTCTGTACAATACATTAAGACTATTACTTGCTCTTGGGGCAGGTTCATATATTTTTGTGTCATTAACAGATGTGCTATGTATAGCTTCGAATGTCATATTAATATCATCGACGGTCGAAGTAAATGGAATAGCAGGAAGTAAGTTGTTAGTCAACTTAATTGTGTACTCACTATGTGTAATACCTAGTATTTCGGCAACATTACTTGCTCGACCAATAGATTGACTACTTACTAACATTGCATTAATAATAGCTGTAAATTGTTCTTGCCAATCTGGATTAGTTTGATCAAACCACCTAATAGTAACATTAGCTAAACTATTGTTATTAAAGTCAAATACATTCTCGGTTGTACTTATAGAATCTACTTTTAAAAAGCCTGTAGATGTTTCGTTCCGTTTTGGAGTATAACCAACTAGATTAGCTAGTTTTATGACGCTGTCTCTGCGTTCAGCGGTATCAATGAAATTTTCTCTAGTGTTAAGATCTGTTCTGTAGCTTAATGATTGACCCATAAAAGCCATTAAATCAATTAACGCAATGAACTCTGAACTTTCAACGAAGTCGTTAAAATTCTCTGGATAGAATTGTTCTAAATAATCAACGAAGCTTTTACGTAATGTTTCAAAGTTATAACTCTGAAAATCCGCTTCGTTGAAAGTTTTATATATACTTCTCCAATCTTGTACACCGAAAATACTTGTCTGTCTGCTAGTAGTTGCCATAAGAAAACCTTTTATTTTAGTTATTTATGGCAATTATTATGTTCGGTTATTATACAATTTCAGCTGTGTTAGATTCTTCGTTAAACAATAACTTTAGTGTCTCAGGTTCTACGTTAGGCAATACCCTAACCCTTAATTCTATCATTATTCCATTCTCCTGTGAGAACGCATTGATGTTATCTGCAACAATCCTAGGATCTGCGTCAATTAATTCTTGCATCTCTGCAACAATTCTACGTTCAGTCTCTGGTAAGTTAGGCTCAAATACATAATTCCAAATTCCAGTACCAAACTCGGGTTTGCCTGGTAACTCACCTTCTCTTATGTTTAAAGCATTAAGCAAATCGCGAATAACTAAATCACGATCCGTTAATGTAAACTTCTTGTGTTGTCCAATTGTGTTAAATCCTTTGAATCTTGCCATAAGTTATCCTCTAATATTTAGGTGGATTCACCTTTAAGTTATTGATTAATGCCACTATGTCGGCATCCATTGTTGTTCTGTTTATTGATGTTGCTGTAGCAGTTATACTACTATTATGAGCGTTATACGGTTCGTGTGTCGGAACGCGAGTCGAAATACTAGTAATTTTGCCTGTATCTGGTATCCATTCGTTCTTGTACTTAACATCATCGTATATAGTTGTTGGTATTGCTGATACACTTAGTGTCGGTGCATCTTGCCAATCAATTCTAGGAGCAACTACAGCAAAATTGCCGCCAGAATTTACTGTAGTCTGCCCACTAGACACTAATGCTATTGTGCCATCGCTCTTAATGCCAATTTGTGCTGGAGATTCAAGTGTTACTGAACTATTACCTTTAATGTTTACCGCTCTGCCAGCTTGTAAGTTAATGTCATCGTCTGCATGTAAATTAATACTCCCTTCTGTCCTAACATTCACACTATTAGAACTATATACATCAACTGTGCCTTCTTTGCCCAACTCAATCCATGATTGTCCATTAGCGTGAGTGATATAAAAACTATCACCATCATCGCTCATTGTTATTTGATGACCTTTACTAGTTCTAATTCTAACTAGTTGATTATTACCTTCTAAGTCACCATCATCCATAACAAAACTATGTCCGCCACGACGACCAATTATTTTTGCATCTGCTTTAGTAACTGTGTTAGCTTCTAATGTTTGTTTAACAGTAGCATCTGAATAACCACCTGCATAAACAGGACGTCCTGGTGTAGTAATACCATATGCGTTACTTGGGCTTTCTCTTTGTGCAGAAGAATTAATTGGACCTCTTACTGTGTCTTTATCTAGCCCTTGTTGTAGCATTGTGCCAGCAACATACGAATGCACTGGCTTGTTTTGATCAAAAAATCTAGGATCTTCGTTAATTGCATTGTTCTTGTGATTAATTTCAGTTACAGGTGTTTGTGCTCCAGAAGAGTTTTTATCACTGCCCGCTACCGCAGGGATCATGTGATTAAGTCCTGATTCTGGTACACATCCTACATAATAGCCAAAGTTAGGATCCCCATTAACGAAAAAGCACATTACTCTAATGCCTAAATCTGGTGCTGTAAACCACATACCATACGAATTAGAGTTGCCTGGATATGTACCATCGCCTGTTGTAACACCAGAATGCAGTGTCGAACCATAAAATGGTGTTAGATAAGATACTGTTCTCCAACCCGAAGAATCATTTTTATCTGGTTTAGCAAGTTCTTCAATATAGACTTGTACCCTACCATTTTTAGTAGGGTCTACATTATTCATTACTTCGCCGATGAACGGACCACCTTCATTAGGAACATTACCCCTATCGAGTTTATATCCACTCGGCCTACCTCTGCTTCGTTGTATACTTTCTGCCATTAGTTAAAATCCGTATTTTGTTGATTTCCACTATGTCCACGAGCACGTAACACAGTTAATGCATCACCTGCAGATGGGTCTATCTTAACATTAGAAGTTTGAAACCCAGGTGGACCTGCTAACTCCGTATTTTGTTTAACTCGTTGCTCTTCTGTCGGGAATAACATTAATGTCCCTTCTAATTCCTGTGTAAACTTACCTTTAGATAACTTAGTGGTAATTGTATTAGCCCTATACACTAAACTAATCCTAGAATCTCCAGGTATACCACTATCTAACTTCTGCCCGTAATTATCTTTACCAACATTAGCTATACCAGTGAATAAATTATAATCTGTGTTTGTATTGTAATTTATAGAGAATAACACTTCTGACGCATCATAATTAACCGAGCCATCAGTCATAAATGGTCCTAAACCCACATCTTTTAAACTTTTATCTGCACCGTAGAATATTTCACTTTGTGCAATCCAGTCTGGATCACCTAAAATTTCTAACTTAGCTTGTGCTTGGTCAGCTGGGCTGTATAATATTTCAGCCGCATTAGCCGCAGGTTCATTTGATTTATTTTTGCCACCTTGACTACTCTCTGCACTACTAGCCTGATAATAACGCTTTTCAATCTCTCTGGCATTATTTTGTAACTTCGGTAATCCTTTTAGTTCTGGACCAAACGATTGGAAATACAAATAGTTGTAATCTTGTGTAAAGTTTAGTACTTCTGTATTCTCGCCTGTGAACCAGTAGTTGTACTTTTTGTGTACTCCTCTATATTTTGCAATAGGAAAATAAGGTGTTCTAACATTGTTAACTAGATACCTAGAAACAATATATTTCATCCGGTATGCATAATCGTTGCGTTTATTGTCATACCCAATCGGTGTTACTTCTGTTCTAATTTTATACCATTGGAGGACTTTATTTGATGCTCCGTTTAACTTAGCTTCGCCTGTAACTTCATCAATGACAAAATTCTGTTGACTAGTAATATAACTACTTGTCCTCATAACTAAATCGATAAATTGAAGTATAGACATACCGGCTGTTACTGAATATAACCGTCTATCTTTATTAACGGATCCTTTACTAGTTAGCAACTTATCAGATGCAGTAGCTTGTGGGGACATACTAGTCCTTTCTTTTTCTGTTATTCCTGGTTTTGCTACAGTAGCTCTATCTATTTTACTATCTTTTTCAAAAAAGATTATATATTCATCTGGAATCTCGTAATTCTTCTTCTCTGCTTCCCGTTTGTAATGTTCATTTAATGAATCGGTTAACCCAGATGCATGTTTTTCAATAAAAGCAAAAGATAATCCAGTATCATCACTTCTTGGTCTAATGCCATGATCTAACTGTAATACCGTAGCCGCATCTCCCGGCCCATTAAACAGAGCGTGTAGCGTCTGTCCCTCGAGTTCCACATTAAACGGTATAGTAGATCTAGCAGAACTAATCGCTTGTGTCTGTGGGGCTACAGCCTTACAACGATATTCTACAAATTGATTGGCAATTCCAAATTGTATACCTGAAAACTGAAATGGAATAAACTTCTCTGTAATACTAGTAGTATCACTTCCAGGCACTACACCTAAATCACTACCTGATACTATTTTCCCATGTTGATCATATCCATAGAATCTTACTACCATTAAAAAGTTTTGGGCGGCATAGTTAATTCTATCTTTGCTAATACCCTCGTTTATATTATACTGTTGTACAGCTCCATGCAGTCTCTCTAAAAAACTTAAATCGTTAGGCTCCGTAATTGTAAAACTCATCTCAAATACATTATGCGGAGCATTCACTGATGTTCCTGACACTAAACCTTTTAGTTCGACTTTATCTAT